CTTTATTGAGGTTTAAATGAATAAACGAACCTCCATTAGTTTATTGTCATTTCGGACATATACATCGCATCGCTGATTACCGCCTAAAGATAAAATATCTCAACGCTAGATAGGGTATAACAAAAAAGCTAGCCTCTGTAGCGAAAGCGAAAATTAGAAGGATTGATTTAGTGAGAAACTGGGTAATCACAAAATTCAATATCTCTATAAACACGAAGTTGTGCAATCTACCACACAGTTTAGCCATATAAAATGAACTCAAAATTGCTGAAGAACCACGTGGTACAATTAACTCTCTAACTTTGGGTGATAAGAGACGAACAAACATTATATGCATAGCATATTGTTGAAAAGAATCGTACGCTGATGCATAAAACACCCATGTATGAGCATCTTCTAGTGGAACATTCTTACTCTGTACAGTCCAGGATTCATCGTCCAAATTGAACACTTGCCGATATGATTTGCACTTCTTGGAACGATTAATGAAGTCACTGCACAGATCAGAGTAAGTTGGAAAAGTAGAATCTTGGACCCACAATTTCCACCCCAAATGTTTCACTAAATCTTTCAAGAGATAAAGTTTTTCATTATAAATATCTTCTCCGTACCAAAAGTACTCTCTCAAAGCACTTGATATAACATCAATTCCTTGAACTTCCTCCGTGACAGCTTTGGAACGAGTCCAAACCATAAGAGATTTTTCAATAGATTCCTCCTCCAAAGGCGCAACGAAGCACTTAAGATCATCATCCATCCTCCAAGTTCTTTTCAAAAAGGAGGCATCTTCAATATTAATGAATGGTACACTCTCTGATTCCTTATCGGCCATCGTATAAACAATGTTCAATGTGGCAAAGGTTTCCGATATGGAGCTATGGTTAAACCAATCACACTCCCGTGAAACCGACATTATATTATCGTCACCATAGGTCATTAAATTGACATTTTTCTTAAAAGTAGAAACAGAATGTTCAGGATTAAGCATGAAATAAACATATCTCATCCTCAAGCTGTTAACTATACTATTTAAGATAACTGTCAAAGGATTGCCAGATGGATTAGAACCATAGAATTGTACTAAATCCCCATTGAAATCAACTAAGGCAAAGGCAGTATCTTCGGCAATACACCTAACAATTTGTATATCCTCCTCAGAATAATTGCCAGACAATTGACAAAAGTATATTATTATATCAAATGCAGCCAAGATTTCCTTAGGACTCATAC